TTTTGAATACGACTATGAGTTTCGTAAAGGTAAATATCCCTATGCAAAACTCCACCCTCGTAATGTGGGGTCTATCGAATTGGATATGATATATGAGTCTAAGGCCTTTGATATGGTCGACTGGGAAAAGAACAACAGTGAGTGTTATTGGATTATCGGTAATACGAATAAATTAAGGAAGGGTTATAATGACACCAAAGAAAAATAAGTTTACTGCAGAAGAAATAAAGAAGTCAGATAGAATATTTAAATCTGCAACACCTAAATATACGACAGATTGGTATGTGAAATGGGTTGCAAGTATCTTTGTATTGGTTGCAATGTCGTTTCGTGGTGTCGAAGGGTATCAAAGTTATGACTTATATTTAAGTATGATAGGAATATCCCTTTGGTTATGGGTATCAATCTTATGGAATGACCGTGCATTGATTATGTTAAATGGTGCGGGGTTGTTATTATTAATACGAAACCTTATTGAGAGTATATATTAAATGTTAAACGAATTAATATTATTACCTTGGACGTTATTTAAATACATTTTTAGTATTGGGTTGTGGGGTATATTTATTTGGAGTGTCGTTTCTTACTGGAAGTTCTATAACCTTACGGAAAAACTTACTGGAATATTTAAATCTGATAAACCAAAACAAGTAAAAGACCAACCCGAGGACTATATAATATAATGTCAACTGAACTAATTTTATTGCACGTGGTGTTTATTGCCAGTTGTGTATACTTTTCATGGGCTAGTGGTGCAAAATTTGGTCGTGGTCAAATGTTTGAGGACTTATTAGCGGAAGATTTGCTTGACCTAAATAAAACGAAAGACTTTATTGGTAAGATTGCAGAACAAGAAGCAATAAAAAAGAAAATTAAATAGGATTTATTATGAAAATTGTTGGAATAAACACTTCCCATGACACTGCTGTGTGTCAATACGACCCCGAAACTGATACACTTGACTTCATGCACGAAGAAGACCGTTTCAGACGTGAAAAATACTGGTCACCCAAACACATTAACACCCATTTAGACGAATCACAACACCATGACGTGTTAGCTGCAATCTATAAAGGTGGTGTAGAGACGCCTGACGAGTTAGTTTTTGCAAGTTATGACCGTAGACAGTTCCAATTGGACTTTGACCGTGATAAATTATTAGAAGACCGAATGAAATCTATTGAAATTGCAGAATTCATTGCAGAAAAACCTTGCACCAAAGAACGTATTGAAGAAATCCTTGAAAAATATTCAGATTATATTATGGGACACGGTATTGGTGGTATCAAAGAGGAAATGCAAATCAATGACGGGTTCTGTTCGCAGTTCTCAAGAGACGGTGAACAACTCAAACGTTATTATTTTTGGTATGAACACCACCTATATCACGCATATTGTGGTTATCACCTAAGTCCTTATTATCAAAATGACGAAGATAGTATTGCAATCGTTTGGGACGGTGGTGGTGCTCAACTTAATTTTGAGGAATATCCTAATTTCCAAGAGATTGAATCTATTTACCGTATGTCAAAAGGTAAACGTGCAGAACGTCAATGGGTATTATCAACAAATCACCGTTGGTTAGGTGACCTTAACGCTGCAACCTTTCCTAACACGCAAACAAATTTATTAGATTGTCCCGATAATATTACTGAAGAGATTGACGGTGTTGTCTATGAATATACGTCACGTGCTTCTAATGGTATGGACTTCTCTAACCTATCACATGCGTTAGGGTGTGACGAAATGGGTCGTGCAGCTGGTAAGGTTATGGGAATGGCTTCTTATGCTTCGAGTGGTAAAGAAGCACCATGGAAACGTTTTAATAAGTTTCAGTATGCACAAGATTTAGAACAACATGCATACGAAGAGTCTTGTAAAACTATTCAGAAAGCAATAGACCTAAATCCCGACTGTAAGAACATAGTGTTAAGTGGTGGGTATAGTTTAAACTGCACAAACAATTACAAATATCTAAGTGCATTTCCCGAACACCAATTTTTTATAGACCCTATTCCTCATGACGGTGGAACTTCGTATGGTGCATGTATACACTTGAATCACTTGTTGTTAGAGAAAGGTATAGTAGACGATAATATTTTTGAGGAGATTACATAATGATAATGACACAAATACATAGGGACTTGGATACCACCCTTGAAATGATAATTGACAGACAACAGATTCTTGCAATCTTCCAAGGTCGTTCTGAGTGGGGGCCTCGTGCATTGGGTAATCGTAGTATATTATTTGACCCAAGAAACAGTCATGCAAAACAAATCGTTAACTCAGTAAAACGTAGAGAAGACTATCGTCCATTCGCAGGTTCTATTATGTTAGAACATGCAGACGAGTATTTCGAAATGTTGCAACTTAAAGAATCACCGAATATGTCTTTTGCAATTCAAGCGAAACAAAAAGCATATGACGACATTCCTTCATTGGTTCATGCAGACGGAACATGTAGAATTCAAACAGTCACCGAAGAACAGAATCCAAACTATTATAATTTAATTAAAGGGTTCTATGAAATAACAGGTGTTCCTATTATCTTTAACACTTCATTTAATCTAGGTGGTGAAGCATTAGTTGAAAATATCTATGACGCAATCGATACATGTAATCGTTCAGAGATTAATCACTTGTATATTCCCGAAGACCAAGATATTCACATACCATACGAACTAGTTAAAGACAAAAGAAAAAATTATCCAAAAGCAACGTGATATCATAAATAGATATATGATAGAAGTTTCGGACATTGCAATTCAAAAACTACTAGAGAGAAATGTTAAGTCAGTAAGACTTGGTGTCACTGGTGGTGGTTGTGCTGGATTCGAATATGTTTTTGCAGAAGATAATTATCAAGACGGAGACGAAGTCATAGACTATGGTAAGTTCTCTTTTCTTATAGATAAAAACAGTCAACCTTTTTTACAAGGTATGACACTAGATTATATTAAAGAAGGATTGAATGAATTTTTTAAATTTATAAATCCAAATGAACAATCCAGTTGTGGTTGTGGAGTGAGTGTGCAATTCAATGAAAACATCATCAGCAAAAGCTAAAGGAAGAAAACTACAACAGTGGTTTGCAAATGTTCTTGTAGAGACACTAGGACTCGATTCAGAGGATTTAGAATCAAGACCTATGGGTTCACAAGGGGAAGACATTATACTCGGTAGACAGAGTCGAGAGGTCTTTCCATTCAGTATAGAATGTAAGAATCAAGAAGCAGTAAACGTGTGGAAAGCATACGAACAAGCTTCTGAAAACTGCAAAGGGTATGAACCCCTTGTAGTAATAAAAAGGAATCGTCACAAACCTCTAGTGGTTATGGACGCAGAAAAATTTGTTCAACTAATTAAAAATGAGGAATAAAAACTTGTTATCTTTTAACGAACTCATCTCGGAAGAGAAGAAAACTAATTCACCCTATCGACTTGTAATTATTGCAGAACGTCGCATGGTGAAAAAGGCAAAGAAGAATGCCGACAAACCCGTAGTAAAGAAACCCAGTTCAACTTCCAGTAAACTTTATAACATTGCAAAAGAACGTGGTTGTGAAGTGTATAGTGTTAAAGTGAATGGTGCATATATTGAACGTGACGATAACGGAACCATTACCATACACAACCAAGACGATAAGAAAGGTTTTGAATTAGATGCAGATACAATTGTTATGGTTCGTGGTGCAGTCACAACTAAAGATTCATACTTAGATTTAATTTCACAAATCGAAAGATACGGATTCCCAGTTGTAAATTCTAGGGAGTGTATCGAAGTATGTGCAGATAAGTTTAGAACCTATTTGAGATTACAGGAAATCGGAATGAACCAACCTAAAACAGTTTTGGTTCCAAACGAAGACCCCGAGACTGTAGACTTAGCTGCAGAAAGACTCGACAACGAATTCCCAATGGTTCTAAAGACACTTCAAGGTGCAAAAGGGGTTGGTGTATTGCTTGTTGAAACGGAACGTTCTCTGCAGTCTACAGTGAGTCTAGTGTATAAGATTGACCCTAATTGTGATATCCTTTTACAGGAGTATATCGACATGGAATATGATGTCCGTGTTATGATAAACAATAAAAGAATTATCGGTGCAATGAAACGTAAGAAAATCATTGACGACTTCCGTTCTAATATTTCACAAGGTGCAGAAGCAGAAGAAATCGAATTAACAGATTTAGAAAAAGAAACTTGTCTTATCGCTGCAAAAGCAGTAAATGGTCAATGGGTTGGTGTTGACTTTATTCCTGCTGATAACAGAGACAAAGATGCACCTTTTATTTTAGAGGTCAACCAGTCGCCTGGGTCACAAGGAATCTCTGATGCAATTGGTAAAGAAGTTTGTGAGACAATCATAGACGATTACTTCAATAGAGATATTTGGAAGAAGAGTGCAACTGAATGTGGTGTTCTCGAGACCATAGAGGTCGATGGTGAGACGATGACTGTTAAGCTAGACACTGGTAATAGTGCAAACGCTTGTGCCCTTCACGCAGACTCCTATGAGGTTAAAGGGAAGGTTGTTCATTTCGAAAGGAATGGTAAAAAGTATAAGAAACCTTTGGTCAGAGAACTTACATTAATCAAACCTGCCGAGACAAGACCAGTAGTGACGTGTGAGTTAAACTTCTTAAATACTATATATGAACAAGAAGTTAGTTTAGACCAAAGAGGTAAAATCCCTTTTCTTGCAAATAGAGATTTTATGAATCGTGCAAACTTAATGATTAACCCGTCTAGGAAATTCCTATTGACAAACAAACACGATACTGCCGAAGAAAACTAACTTGACAATGACTTAAACTTTTTGTTATACTTTGTTTTATGAATACAAAACCAACTATCCAAGAACGAATGCAGAACAAGGCAGAACTCGCCTTGATAGAAGTCGAAGCTCAAATAGATAATCTTATGGATAAGAAGTCTACTTCTTTCTCCATGTATAAGTATCTCAAACAATTAGATTACAGTGGACGTGTAGTCAATTATATGAAAGGGTTTACACAAGAGATAATCTTTGAATTAGAAAACAAAGAAGGTTGTGAACAGTTAGACGAAGCTTATAACTTTCTAACTGCACCACAAAAGAAAAAAGTTGTTAAGACACTTAAAGGTTTTGAATCTGATATTGAAAAATATGTGGACGAATACAAACCAATTAGAAAACCAAAAATCAAAACACCTAAACAGTTAGTAAGGAAACTTCCCTACTTAGAAAAGTATAAGTCATTCCAATCTGTTGACCCCGAAGAAATCATACGTGCAAGAACCTTGTTCACTTATAACACTTCGTCTAAGAAGTTAACTAAGTTTGATACCTTTGGTGGTCTATCTGTAAAAGGTTCTCGAATCATTGACTATGATTCATGTCAAGAAAAGACCTTGACAGATGAGAAGCTTCTTGATAGACTGTATAGAGGTGGTAATATAATTGCAAAAAACTTTATAGACGAGATACCTCGTTCTAAACTAAAAGACGGAAACGATTTATTGACCAAAAATACATTATTAATAAAAGTGATTAGATGATACTATTAGATTTTACTCAGACCATAATTGCTGGTCTGATGGTTCAACTCAAGTTGAATGACGGACAACTAAGTGAAGACAAACTTAGACCTATGATAATTAATTCCATTCGGAATTATCAAAAGAAGTATGCAAGAGACTATGGAGAAATAGTTCTTTGCACGGACGCAAGTAATCCATGGAGAAGAGATTACTTCCCTAATTATAAAGCTAACAGAAAGAAACTCAGAGACGAAGACGATAAAGACTGGGGTGTAATCTTTAATACACTTCAAGTTATCAAAGACGAACTCAGAGATAACTTTCCTTACAGATACATGTATGTGGAGAATTGTGAAGCAGACGATATCATTGCAGTATTATCAAAACATATAACGGAAGACATACTTATAATCAGTGGTGATAAAGACTTCCAACAATTACAATCATATGACCACGTTGCACAATGGTCACCAAACTTAAACAAACAAGTCGTATGTGAAGACCCTTCTCTATTTCTAAAAGAACATATTCTTACTGGAGATAAGTCAGACGGGATTCCTAATATCTTATCTAGTGACGATTGTATGGTCGAAGGTATTAGACAGACACCATTACGTAAACCAATCAAAGATAAGTATCTCAGAATATCGATTGAAAATGACGATAAATACTACAGGAACTATTTAAGAAATCAAACATTAATTGATTTCGAATTTATCCCAAAGGATATTGAAGATAGAATTTTAAGTGAATTTGAAAACACTGAACCAGTAAAAGGTAAAGTGTTTGACTACCTAAGAACTCATAGATTAAATGAGTTGTTAGATAACATAGGAGATTTTTCGTTATGACGGAAACAAAAAAAAGAGGAAGGGGTAGACCAAAAGGAGCTCCCAATAAACCTAAGATAGAACTCATTACTGAAAGAAAAGAGTTAACCAAAGATGCAGACGTTTATGAAATCTTTTGTCAAGCAGATATAGTTGCAAAAGAAAACGAAGACAATGCAGTCAATGGTCTTAGAGTGTTTAATGACAGAAACGGTGCAGTAAGATTTTTATTGCAATGGGTATTTGACGACAACATTAAGTCTACACTACCCGAAGGTAAGACACCTTACAATCAAGACGATGCACCTGCGACAGACCTTGCACCGACAAGTCTTAGATTTGAAGTAAGGTTGTTTAAATACTTTGTGACAGAAGAAGTTGCACAAACTCGTAGAGAGACAATGTGGATTCAACTGTTAGAAGGGATACCTGCTAAAGAAGCAGAGTTAATGGATTTGGTAAAAGACGGTCACTGGCCGTTCAAAAATATCACTAAAGATATTGCACAAAAAGCCTTTCCCGAACATATTAAATAAATAAATATTAATGTCCTCAGAGACTATACATATAAATTATGGGAAGTAAAAACACTTTCCAATGTGTAAACTTTCTAGTCGAGTAGGACTCCATGGAGTTATATAATGGAAGAGAATAAATCAGCATTTGCAAGTGAACAGGTCACCCGTGAACCGACTGAACTTGAAAAAGTCCAACAACGTATTGCAAATTATCAAATAGGTATTAAACCTCAGTCTGCCTCGGCAGTAAACACACTATTAGAATTACACTTAAAGAGTGGTCTAATTAAGTTAGAAGAACTTGAAGTTGTTGTTGCAGTGAGAGACGAAGTTCAAAAAGGTTTAGCAAACTATAACAGTTCTGTTCAAAATGCACAAAGACAAATAGTCGAATTACAAGAAGCAGATAGACTTGCAAAAGAAGCTGCAATTGAATCAGAGAAAGCACAACTAACTGATAAGATACGTGAACAACGTAAACAAAGAAAAGACGCAGAACTTAAAGTTGCACAACTAGAAGCAATACTTGCGTCACATGGTATCAACATGGACTTAAACAATGACGGTGTCATTGGTGTTAAGGAAGGTGCATTGAACCAAGACGGTTTCGTTGAGTTATCAGCAGAAGAAGCTGCTTCATTAGCAAAACAACATGGAGTCACAATACCCGAAACTAAAATTCAGAAAGGTAAACAGGGTGAAGAAAAACAAACGTCTAAAGCATTTCAAATGGCTAGACTTCTAAATCCCGAAGAACCAGTAGAACAATCTGAACCAAGTGTTGCAGAAGTTCAACCAATTTCAGACGGATACGTTCCTCAATCAGAAACTACAGTTCCATTTACTGCAGACGAAGAGTTGCAATCTAAAGTTGAAGAAACAAAAGAAGCATTCTCAGAGTGGGAAGAACAATCTGAAACAGAAGTTGCAGACGAAGAAATGGTATTCGGTAATGAGTCTACAGAAGAAGACGGATTTGATTTACCAGTAGAAGAAGAAGTTCCTACACTTGAGATTCCAGTTCCCGAAGATGCAAAAGGTATAGAAGATTTCTATGAAGAAGTTGATAGAGTCGAAGAAGAACTAAACGACCTAGGTGAAGACTTACCAGTAGAGGAACTAAAGGTTGCAGAAGAGGATACTAAAACAGAACCTACTTATGCAAAACCAAGTGCAGTTCCAATTACTTCAACAAACATGCCTAGAAAAACTTTGACAAGTGGTGATAGTGTAGAAGCAGAAGTTAAAGAACAGAAGATAAACACTTATGATTCCGAAGAGGAAATGTTAGAAGCTGTTCAACAAAAGATTGACACTGCAATTGAACAGGAACAAGAAGAAGAGTTTGATGAATTAGTTATCCCAAGTGCAGACGAACTAAGAGGAATGACTAAAAAGAAAATACAAGAAACTGCAGAAGGTCTAAACTTTGAAGTGTCAACAAAAGATACTAAAGAAGAAATGATTGAATCAATTGCAGAACAAACCGAAACACTTATCCAGTCTCTTCAAGAGTCAGACGAATTCGTAAGTGCAACTGAAACAGTAAAGGACGAAGACGACAATGTTGATAGACGGGACGGTGGATACTTCTAAAAATTCAGAAGTTAAACCCATACAACCAGTAAGTCCAAGATATCAATCTGAGTTAAATATCGAAGGAGTCCGATTAGAGATTCCTTATGATTATGCAATGAAGATTGGTATTCTTTTTAAGGACGAAATAAATGTTTATTGGGAAGAAGATACTCTCTATCTTTCATGTCTATCCTTACCCAAAGGTGACCCAATAAAAACCCCTACATATTATTATAAGATTGGTGGTTGTCCTACCAGTGAAATGTTAGACGACTTAACATGTTCTAAGTTCATTGTAATAAATCACCCGTCATACAAAATAGGAGATAAGATTCGTTATGAATACCAAAGTGAAAAAGATACAGGAACAGAGAGACACCTCAAGTGTAGTCTCGGTTAAACCATGGAACAAAGAAATATCCCAATTACAGCTGTTGACCAATTCGATTTTCTTGAACATAGGAGAGAACAGGAAAAGAAACACTTCAGTCAGATAAGAGGGAACAGTCCACTAGATTCTATTCTTACTGTAGAGATAAACACAACAGAACTTTGTAATAGGACTTGTGTATTTTGTCCAAGACATGACCCAAAGGTTTTCCCAAATAGAAATTTACACTTAACAATTAAAGGTGCAGAAACTATTGCAGAAGAACTATCAGATAATCAGTTCTCGGGTAAAATATCTTTTAGTGGATTTGGAGAGAACTTACTTAACCCCGACTTTATAGAAATCGTAAAGATATTTCACTTCAATTTACCGACTGCAACAATAGAGTGTAATACTAACGGAGATAAACTAGACGTTGATTATGTGTCTAGATTATTTCGAGGTGGACTTGACCAACTGTATATAAATCTCTATGACGGGATAGAACAAATGGAACACTTCGACACTATGATGTCAGAAGCCCGTATAAGAGAAGACATGTATAAGTTCAGAATGCATTGGGGTGATTTTGAAAAACACGGATTGATACTAAATAATAGAAGTGGTGTAGTTGATTGGGTTGGTGTTGAAGACGACACTATAGAAAATCTAAAAGGTAAACCATGTCACTATCCATTCTATAAAATGTTTGTTGATTGGAACGGAGACGTATTGTTCTGTTCTAATGATTGGGGAAGAGAACATGTCGTAGGTAATCTATTGACTATGTCTTTACATGACGTTTGGTTCGGTAAACCTATGACAAAGATTCGTAAGAGATTAATGAAGGGAGACCGTAGTAAGTCCCCTTGTAATAAGTGTAGTGTAGACGGTTCACTATTTGGAAAACCGTCATTCGATATAGTTAAGGAATATTATGAGAGTAGCAATAACAGGAACTAGTGGTCTTGCAGATATAATTAAAAGAACACTTGAAGCAACACCTTTCAGAGGACAAACAATTGAAGTGACTCCGATTAGAGTTGAAGACATTACCTCTAACAAAGAGAACTGTTGGATATATAATGGTCATAGACCTTGTGACGTTCTAATCAATCTTGCACACCAAGACCAGTCAAAGATTCTAGGTATTACACATAGAGCATGGGAAAGAGAGAAGACAAAATACATAATCAATATCTCTAGTCGTGCAGCTAAACCAAACATATCAAAAGGTTATGAATATGCAAGTGAGAAAGCACAACTCAATCACCTTGCAGATAATCTATCTTACAACTCTAAGAAGAGATACAAAATGACTACAATTAATTTGGGTCTTCTTAATGACGAGAATCTACCTAGTGTAAAACACCAAGACGTTGCTGGATTAATTTATAAACTGATTACGTCTTATCCCGAATATGAAATAACAGACGTGACACTACAAGCACATGCAAACTATCAGTCAGTTCAGAGTGATAAAGAAACACTCAGAGACATGGAAAGATTTACTAAATAATACTATGAGTATAGAATACAACGATTTCGGTTTTACTGCAATGGACGCTGACGAACTTGCGTCAGTTGATACTAAAATTGTAGAAAAGACCACAACTGCAACTGAAGTTATTAATAAACTTGATGACTTTATTAGACCTCTCCTTGAGAATCTTGCAAAGGATTCAGACAAGGAATACATCTATTGGCCTAACAGGATTGAGATTATCAACAAGAAGATTGCAGAATTAGATGAAATACAAAAAACCCTCTAGACATATCTTAGAGGTTAGTATATAATATATACTATGTCGTCAATAAAAACATTGTAGTTCTTATTGATTGAGACATAACAAACGTATGAGACATTGTAGTCGAATACATAACGGAGATAATTATGGTTATACATAATATAACAAATCCGTATAAAGTAGACTTGAGTAATCTAGTCGAATTTACGGAATCACACTTGGACTTACATAAGTCCGTTTTCAATAAAACAACTCACCCCGAGTTTTTCGTTTTCCCCGACATGGGTATAGAATACGAGGATACAATCCTTGAGGAATCTGTTGTCATTAACAATAAACAAACTAAGTTAATGAAACAGAAGTTTAGGAAATCTTCCAACTCAAAATACAACACTATTAAACAAGACATGAAAAATAGTGGTTTTGATTTGAGAGGAAAATGTCTACACGTAGTCTATGACGAAAATGATATTCCAGTATGTGTCTTTGGTGGAAACACTAACAATACTATTTTATTAAATGAAACTAACGTAGAAAATAGAATCGTTCATAAGTTCCGTGCAACTAAGAACTTCTCTATGGCTAAGTTAATTCAAATCGGTGGAAGACTTAATTCACTTGATTTAACTGTAGACCCTATATCATGGGAAGACGTGGTTGAGATTATCAGACAGTTAGTTGAAGAAAGAGAAATTGCATTACCAAGAAATCCAACTCAAAAAGATAAAGAAAAGTTTGGAAAAGAAATTGGAGATAGAATCAGTTTCATTGCAAATAAAAGATACAACTCTTCTAAAAAAGGAGAAATTTCTTCATTGATTATTGAACTTACAGAATCAATAACTGGTCAGAAAACACTCTCAACTGTTAAGAAAGGTATTCACCTCTTAGACGTATTGAGAGATAAATCAAATATGTATGAGGACAATGCAGTTAGTAGATGGATTGCATATGGTGTAAACTTTGATAAAGTTCTATATGGTTTTGGTGTTCAATACGGACAAGCTGTAAGAGATTGGGATAGTAAATTAGAGGGTGCAATTGACCCTAGTCTAATTAGTTGGAATATGATTATTCACTTTGGAACACCCGACCCAACCAGTGAGTTAAAATTTCTAAGAGATAAGTTTCAGACTTTTATCTCAGACGAAGATAACACTATGACACTTCTTAATGAAGTCTATTACCATAACCCAGTAAAAACTAACAGGTGTAATATCTTTGGTTTTCACAATCCTTCTAAATTAGTAGAAGAATTAAGTGGTGGAAAAATGGAACTTGACGGAGTTTATCCAAGACAAGTTTGGGAAGAGTTTTTTAAAAATAATCCATAAAAGTAGTTGACAATGACTCACACTTTTTCGTATACTAATATAGTAATGAGAATAAACAACAACATACCCAGCGGAGATTCCAAAGGGTTGTTGTTGTCCATTCAACACGGGGTGTTCGTCTAGTGGTTAGGACACATGGTTTTCATCCATGCAACAGGAGTTCGATTCTCCTACACCCTGCCAATTTAATTAAGGAGTAAAAAATGGAAATAACAAAAGAAGATTTACTGTCATATGCTGAAGACAATGCAATTGCAGAAAAGGAAGCACAAGAACGTGCAGAGAAGAACGAATGTGTATGTGGAACAATAAACTGTTCTACTGAATACGCATGTGTCACAAGTGGGTATTAATATGTCAATATATGTAAACTATGAAGATAAGATAGTTCGTATGGGTAGAAACCTAATTACACTTGCAGAGAAGAATCAGATATTCCCAAAGGACGATGAGATGTGGAATGCAGCTGTGACTGCTGGTAATAAGTTGGTGACACTAGGAACCACTTGGACAAATTTTAAAAGTTTTGATGACCTCAACGATAAGGAAACTGAAGCAGTTTATACTTACTTAGATGAGTATGGTATAGAACACCCTTCAATTCCAATTGAGGATATAGTTTAGGGTCGAAAGACTCGGGGAAGGGATAATGGTTCAAGTATCACAAAATCCACAAACATTAATATTAGATTTGATGTGTGCGAACCACCCCTCCCTTTTTAATCGGTCTGTTAGTATATCGGTGAGTATGCCTGCCTGTCACGCAGGAGAGAGGGGTTCGATTCCCCTACAGACCGCCATTTTTTAGGAGAGGTAATATGGAAATTGGATTTATAGGTGGAACGATAATATTATTCATTATGGGTAGTATGGTCTTTGTAGGACTTCATATCAACAAACCATTCCCATGGGAAGAAAAAGATAAGTAAAAGACTTGACAATGGGTCTCACTTTTTGTTATTATATACATGATGAGAAAAAAAGGAGAAACTATGAAATTATCAACGTTAGTAAATGAAGTAAATGCTGAACAAGAAGCATTACGAAAAGCAAATGATTTAATCACTGTAGTTGAAAAACTATGTGATGACCTCACAAATGCAATGCATGAAAGATGGGAACACACTCGTGGTAAAACAACCCATAATTATACAATCGGTAAAAAATACATTAGAGTCTATTCAGTAGAAGACGGAAGACCTTCTTCTGCATGGGGTTTTATCAACATTAAAGAATTCAAAAAAGGACTTGCTGGAATCACTTTCAAAAGTGGTGATGTTCTTAAATGTGCTGGGTGGAAAACTCCAGCATTAAACGCACCAAGAGGGAATCTCTTTGAAGGGTATGAAATACCTTCTAACTCAATGAGAATATACGGCCCCGATTATTTAAGATAGGAGAAAGTTATGATAATTAAAGATTACGAAGTTTGTTCCCCCGATATGTGTTCGGGTGGAACGTCCCTACAGGGATACAAAAGAACAACCTACGATAGGTTGGTTCAAGTGTTGGGTAAACCAACATTTACTTCTGCAGACCCATATGACAAAGTCAATATGGAATGGGTTATTGATGCAAAGTATTACGATGCAAATAACGTAGACGAAATTGATTATGACGACTGGGAATATGAAACAGTCACAATCTACAACTGGAAGACTGGAAGTGTTCCTTTAGAAGAGTATGATTGGCATGTTGGTGGTAAATCAATATGGGCAACTGATGTAGTTGACATGATACTTGACAACTACAATCAGAACGGAATCAATCACAACGGAGATAGATATGCAGCCTAGTAAATGGGGAAAAGCAATTGACGAAGAAGTCAAGTATAAAGGTTCACTAGTATTTAAATCATTCCTCGCAGGAATGGGTTTTGGTGCCTTACTTATGTTCATTCTGTTGATACCACAAAAGGTTCAAGCATTTGACGAGAATGGTGATGCAGTTTGTTTAGCAAAAAACATTTATTTCGAAGCAGGTAATCAACCACTTGCTGGAAAAGTTGCAGTTGCACAAGTTGTAATCAATCGTATGGAACATGCCTCATACCCTAAAGATATTTGTGGTGTAGTGTATCAGGCAAAATGGAGAACTAACTGGAAGGGAGAAGACGTTCCTATCAGAAACCAGTGTCAGTTTAGTTGGTTTTGTGACGGGAAGTCAGACGAACCTTTAGACACTGATACGTTCTTTGAATCATATCAAATTGCACAAGACGTAATCATGGGTAAGTATCCCGACATTACAGAAGGTGCAACACATTATCATTCAATTATGGTTGACCCATATTGGAGTGATTCATTGAATGAAACAGTTCAGATAACAGACCACATTTTTTATAGGTAATTATGTTAGAGATTATAGGATTATTCACGTGTATCTATCTTGCATTTAGAGTGTTTCCAGCTGTTATAAAGTTTGGAGTAAAACTTGCAGTTGCAATATTGTTAATCATATTTGCAATTATGGTATACACATATTTCTTTCCACCAATAATTCAGATTTTGATAGCATGAACAGAGATACTAAAACTGAGTCATGTGTAGTGTGCAAGTGTGACACTAAAGTCCCAGTTGACACTCACGTTGAGAAAAGAAAAAATTATGTTTATGGAGTAGGACAAGCTTGTTCTACATGTTATAATAGGTTATATTATATTGAGGAGAAAGAAGAATGTATGATAATGTAGAAAGATTCAGACAGTATCTTAAGGATACTAATTATGTGAATGGTGGGGTGCAACACGTGTATTCATTTCCAAATGGTTATGGTGCAAGTGTAGTGAAACATGATTTCTCATATGGTGGTAAACAAGGTTTATGGGAATTAGCGGTTCTCAATGGAGAAGAGTTGTGTTATAATAGTGGTATCACTGAAGATGTTATTGGACACCTTTCATGGACAAAAGTAGAAAGTGTTCTATCGGAGATTAAACAACTATGAATTTATTTTATTTGAGTAAAGACCCAACAGAATGTGCAACACTTCATTGTGACAAACACGTAGTCAAAATGATTATCGAGTATGCACAACTTATGTCTACTGCACATAGAATGTTGGACGGAAAAGAATACGAAGGGAAAACAAAACTCAACCGTAGAATTCGTAGGTGGAGACACCCTAACGAAACAATGGAACAAACACTATACAAAGCCTCTCATATCAATCACCCAACTACACAATGGGTCAGAGAAAGTGCAGACCATTATCAACACTTACTTGCACTATGGAGACAACTATCTTTTGAATACACTTATCGTTATGGAAAAGTTCATGAGACATTCAGAAAACTAAACGTGGTATTATCAGAACTTCCAACTAACATACCTAAGAATGGTTTCAGAGAACCACCTCAGTGTATGCCTGAAGACGTGAAGTCAGAAAGTGTTATCGAAGCATACCATAAATACTATGCAGTCTACAAGAAGGATTTTGCAAAGTGGACTGAAAGACCTATTCCGAGTTTTATGTCATGAGAGTATTAGTTGAAAGTTATGGGGATATCAAAATCTTTTCAGATAGACCCTTCGGTTATAAAAGATATTTCGTTCAGTGGGAAGACGAAACTGAATCAATGTTCAGTAGTCTTTGGTATTCAGAAAAAAAAGTTAAAGGGATTGTAGAGAAACATATTATGGATAGAAATATATAATGCCGACTTACACATTTAAGAATGAAGAAACTGGTTGTATAGAAGAACGTATCATGTCCTATACAAAGTTAGACCAATTCAAAGAAGACAACCCACACCTCAAACAAGTTATCCTTCATGCACCCGATACAGTTGGTGGACATGGAGACAGAGTTAAACCCGATAGTGGATTCCAAGAAGTAATGTCCAAGATTGCTTCTAACAATATCGACACACCATTAGGTGAAAGGTATCACCGAAAGTCTACAAAAGAAGTTAAGACTAGAGATACAATCCAAAAACATATTGACATACAGTCAAGAAAGAAGTAAAATAAACTATGACACAATTAAGATTACAAACAATGGATATCACTGATTTAGAGAATATCAAACTAAACACAATACAAGAAGACGGTAAAAGGTTTTATGTAGATGACAACGGTGAAAGATATCCAAGTGTCACAACTGTCACAAGTTTATTAACACGTGACCATATCAAGTTATGGAGAGAACGTGTAGGGGAAGAAGAAGCAAATAAAGTATCCAGTCAAGCTGCAAAACGTGGAACTAAATTTCACCAAAATATAGAAGACTACCTCAGACAAGAAAAAGATATTATAGAATTTGATAACATTCTACAAGAAGGAATGTTCAAAGCAGTTCAACCAGTGTTAGATGAAATTGTTCCTCTTGCATTAGAAGCTCCACTATGGAGTCCTAATCTAAAAATGGCTGGTCGTGTTGATTGTGTTGGTATGTTAGACGGGAATCTTTGTATTATTGATTTCAAGTCTAGTGGAAAATACAAAGAAGAATACATGACTAAACCATGGTTCATTCAAATGACTGCATATGCATTAATGGTTGAAGAACTTACTGGTCAACAAGTAGACGAACTGGTTGCACTAGTTGGGGTGGAAGGACAAAATGCCTTTCAGATTTTTTACGGGAATCCACTGGACTACATTGACGAGTTAGTGAGTTTAAGAAAAAGATATAATAATTTATACGGAGTATAAATTATTAT